CATATGATTGGGTGGTGTTAGTAATAAGATTCACAGAGTTCACATTAATGGTGAACATTGAGTATTTAGATTCAGAACAAGATAAAGAACTTGTGTCTTTTGGGTTAGGTGGTTCTTACAGAATATCCCTTCAAGAGGATATTAATAAAGAAGGAAGGAGTGTCTTTAGGACACGAGTTCCTTCCTCCGCAGAGGAGGGTCCACCCTTCCCTCCCCTGTATACGTCCCGCACCAGGCTTAAACCCAGTTAGAGACTGACTTGTTTGTCTTTAAGCCTCTAGCTTGTTTTCGTTGACCAAGTGACATACCTAAGACCATATGTTGTGCAGCCTGTTGAGGGTCATCCAACCATGCTTCTTGTAAGTCATTCCAGTCATCTAGGTTACGCATTGCTATCTGTTCTTGAGCAGAGATAGCCATAGCATCGGTGTAATACTTGACACCTTGAGCTAAGCAGTCGAGACGGTCATCGTGTTTAACGGCACCTTTTTCTCGACACATTCTACTCATTTGGTAGAAAAGCATATAGAGGAGCCTTTCTTCAGGTGGAGCGTCTGGGTTGGACTTGAAGTCCCAATCGAGAACAGAGCGATCCACGATAAGACGATGCTGATTAAGCACAGGTTCAAGAGAATCGATGATTCGGTCTTCTTTTCTGACATTGGCACGTACTTCTTCTATATCTAGAGATTGTTTATTATTGATGAGGTGTTTACGGAAGAGTTCAGCGACAATACCGTCACCAAAGTTAGTTTCTATGAGGAGAGTAGTAACACCGTATTTCTTACAACCTTTTAGAATGTCCAGGAGTGTGTTGTCTGAGTATCCATCTTTGTAAGCACGCATTTCGTGCAAGTACAGGAAACCGTTTCGTTGGGAGATAAAAGCTGCTGCTGTCTCATCTGTCCCTCGACCCGATGGATCAACTGAGCAGATTGTTTCGGTGTAAGGTAACCAGTCTCCTTGGAGTTGCACTGGAGAGTAGAAATAATCTCCAGGTAAGCCAACAATGGGAGCGTCTTTGATGACGTTTTGTGGGTCACTTGACCATATGACTGCATCGGGACAAGTATTAGGATTAACGGCAGTAACAATAAGGTCTGCCATTTTAAGAGGGAATTTTTCACTATCAGATAGGGTGGTATCCAGCATGAACTGGAGCATAAAGTTGCTCCTACCCATTGCTGCTTCACGTTCAAGGAGATCTATATCTTCAAAACGATCAGGATCTGTTGGTTGCCAAGGTTCAGCACCGTTGTCTATGTCTTCTTGTAATTGAGGTGCTAGTAGACCTTCATAGTTTGATTTATCTTTAGGGTAACGTGCTGTCCAGACGAAAGGTCTGTAGTTACGTTCAGCTAATTTACGATAAATAGTAAAGGAGGTCTGAGGAGTACCTAGGATACAAATCCTGGAGTCTGATTTAGGAGTAAGGATAGATTCTACTTCTGTTGCTAACTGAAGGAGTTTTTCTCGCATCAGTTCTGTCATTGAGTTACCAGGGACTTCAATGTCGTCTAGGACCATCAGGTCCGCGCGACTTCCGGTTAGCTGTCCAGTGATGCCCACGCTTTTTACGCTTGGAGCTTGGTGAGGTGAGCAGTTCACATCGAAGCTTATTCTCGACCACCTTGCATCGTCGGACTTCGGACGTAAATGAGAAAGCCATGGTGTTTCAATAATTAGTTTTTGTAAGAAGATAGACATGTTATCTGCACGTTCTTTAGAAGCAGAGATAATCATGATCTTTTTTTCTGGATCATTAAATAAGTGCCATAAGACGAAGGCACCAGTAATCCAGGATTTACCTACACCACGGAACGCCTGGATTTGCAGACGTTTAGGACCGTGTTGTAGATAGTCAGCGATAGCGTATTGTGCTCTTGTTGGAGAAGGTAGATCTAGTTGTGCCCACATTGCTTGTAGAAAGATCTTAAAATCGTCCTGTAAGAGCTGTAAGGTATCGTTCATATGTATATGTATTCGGGTGGTATTTCAACCGGTCTCAGGGTCCTACAGAGCCGCCTAAGAGAACTTTACCGCCCTCAAAGACTAAACCAACTGCAGCAGTTCCGATTGCTAGAAGTTTTTTAGACATATCCTCGTAATCAACTTCAGGATTTAGCTGAGGATAATTAGAGCCGGGAGAACTGCCGTTGCCGTTGCTGTGACCATTTCCGTTGCTGTGACCATTTCCGTTGCCGTTGCTGTGACCGTTGCCATTACCATTACCATTACCATTACCATTTCCGTTTCCATTGCTGTAAGTTTTATAGCTGTACTGCTGAACAAGAGGAGGAACGTATTGTTCGGTAGGAGGAGTTACCTGTGGCATACGGTTTTGACCAATAAAGCCACCTAATGGTGCAGGTTTCCATTGTGCTTTACCTGCTGTAACTTGAATACCAGGCTTAGCACTAGAGCCAGGGAAAGTAGTATTAGTTAAGCCTAGGTTTTCAGCAACAATAAAAGGTAGACCATTAATTACTTGATCTACGTCCATATCAGGTTCTAAATCAAAACCAGGTTGCTTGCTACGGAACTGTTCTTTATTGTAGTATTTACGAGGTATTATTCGTAGATAACCTGTGACTTCATTAATATCGACAATATACTTGTCACCGTATTGGTTTCTGATTTTAGCTTCAGCATTATCTTTAAATTCTTTAAAATAAGGATCAGAAACGGAATCTAAGTCATCACCAATACCGCCTGAAGCGATATTTTGACCGTGTTCACCAATAGATTTTTTAGCACCATGAACATATTGATGTTCAGTAGATTGAGATTGTTCTCTAGCTTCTTTACGGATACGTGAAGCATTAGATCTTGCTGTATCTGTAGTGTATTGTCTTTCACCTCGTGAGCGAGTTTGACTTTGAAGTTGACGGTTTCCAGATCTAGGTTTCCAGTTACCACCTTTATCTAAACTCTGACCACGAGTAACTTTTCCGTCAGGTTTTCCAAGTTGTTTTTCTAAATCGACTCTATCAAGTGGTCTACCAGCGTCTCGTTGTAATTGGTTAGCCTGCCTAGACCACTCCAGAGGAGCAAGTTGAGGCATAAAAAAAGCGCCCCTTTCGGAGCGCGGTATTAGTTATTCACTAAGGTATAGGTTGATCAGAAGAGTGGACGCCTTTTGCGTTTAACTGCTGCGCCTCTAAGTTTGAGGTACTCCTTACGTTGTTTAGGAGTCATTAGTTGTTCAGTTAGAGCACCTTGATCCTTTTGAAACTTTGTTTTTCTAGGTGTAGCCTTTACTGAACCGTCTGGTTTATTAGCTGCAGGTTTAGCTTTAGCTACTGGTTTTTTTGTAGCAGCCTTAGTATTACGTGCAGCCTTGGGAAGTGGTGCGGATTTACCTTTAGTGATCGACCGTGCATATTTAGCACCGCTTTTTACAGGACCAGTGCCTCCATCAAGCTGAGCCAGCATTGCACGTTGTTTTTTAGTACCACTCTTCTCAATCATCTTGCGATTGGCTTTTGCCCATGTAGCCATGGCAGGTGAAAGTTTTTTCTTTTCCATAATTAATAAATATGCTGTTTAAGAATTTGTTCTCGTATAGGTGAATTAAACCTTGTTATAAAGGCTTGCCAGTTGGTTGTTCCTTTTTCCTGATTACATTTGAAACAGGCACAAACACTGTTCTTGGTATTGGTGGGACCACCCATAGACTTAGGATGGACATGATCAATAGTAAGTTCAGTAGTGTCATAAGAGTTTCCGCAATAAATGCATGTATTGTCAAAGTATTCTTTAATAGCGCGCCTCCATAGGCGCTTGGCTTCTGGTGACGTCATAGCTATTAAGTTGTAAAGGTAATTGTCAGGATGTTGGAACAAAGGAGTCATCGATTCGCATTAGTTTTACGTGCGCCTTTTTGGCGATTCTTCTTACGTGAGATGCACCGTAAATTACTACGGTTATTGTTATTAGGGTTGTTGTCCTTATGGTCAACTTCTTTACCCTTTCCACATTTCATCTTACGAGAAGCACGTTTACGCGAAGTGTTCTTGCCTTGTGTACGTTTGCGATATGCTTTTAGATACTCCTTACGAGCAGCATATTCTTTTTTATGGTTACGTTCGGCTGCCATACAGCCTCCGCTGAACCAATTCTGGATCAACGTCGGGAATAATACTTGCTAATTTAGCGAGTGGACTTCCTTCCATTGCAACTCCAGAAATATCATTAGTTTTTAACCAGTCACAAGCTGCTTTTAGATCTTGTGTAGAAGCCTCACCCGATTTAATACGAGAAAGAAATTCTTTAGTAACAAGATTATGTAGCTCGTTAAACTGGTCTTCTGTTGCTTTCTTTTTCATACAAAGTCTGAATTAAAGGTACTTATCCAATTTTCGGATGAATTTTCTACTACAAAGAAATCGATATTTCTTGCTGATAATTTAGAGACAAATAAATCATAAGAAGCTCGAACAGTTGATGTTGTCATGCTGCCAGAATTGTCTATAAACAAAGCTAGTTTTGCGTTTGCAGGTAAAACTTCAGCTCCAATCAATGTATACCAATCATCAGCACATGAACCGCCGAAATCACGATTAACAGGTATCCAGTTAGCATATATTGTGTCAAGTTCCTCTTTATAATTATCAGGCACATTTAAAGTTGAGGTTTGCCCATTGACTGTAGTTTTTCCACTATAAACGATGGACCTGTTGCTACAATTAATACCATCATCTTGTCTTGACGCTTCTAGTACAAAATGAATTCTATGAGGATAATTTGCACGTAAAAGAGTCCATTGAGCCGTGTTGGTATTAAATCCCTGACTATCATCTTCGTCAATCACTGCAACACACCATCTTGTGTCATTAGTGGTAGAAGGTGGCAGTACACCTGGCTCAGGCGGTCCTGCTAGCTCTGGACAATTTAGTTCGACTCCGATAGGTACTGATAGCTTGGGACACGGGTTACTAAGCCATGTAGGGTTATATGGAAGAGATGGACAACCAGGTGATATTTCAGGTAAACATTCTAAATCGTCACCAGCATCGTTAGTACCTAACCACGTAGCTTCTACAGTTACTTGATCATTAGAAAATTCCCAATGCCCTTCAATTGTTAGTGTAATAGAATCACCAACTTCAGGGTATAAACCACTATCAGTTCCAGTATTACGTAAAGAAGCCTGTGCTCTAACAGAAAAAGCTGGTTGGCTTGTAAAAGTTTGTAAGGGATTAGGTAGACCACCATTAACACCTAAATCTCCAATAGCAGCAAGGGAACTACCATAACCACCTTTTAATCCATTAGTAGTTGCGGTTACATTTGCTCTCCATGGAACACCATTACCTGTACCAATTTGTGGACCACCAGGAATATCCTCATCTATATGATCATAGAAATTAACTGCTGGTGTCCATATAGTTTTTCTTATACCACCAAAATCCCATTCATCATAACCATTTGTTGTATTAGTGGTGGCATCATACAAACGTGGAGAACCACCACCCGCAACTAATTGGTAATTCCATAAACCACCTACAGTCCGAGAACCACCTTCATCTAATACAGTCCAAGGAGTTTCAATATTACCATTATCATCAATGTAGTAACCGTAGAAAATTTCTGATTTATCTGTTAAATCATGAATAGGGTCAAGACCAGTCGCTGTACCTTTACCTACAAATCTTACATATTGGTATTGAGAGGGATCAAACATAGTGCAACCTGGTTCAGGATTTGGATCGGAAGTATTTTTTTCGCAGGCTTCACTGCCATCGACGATATAAAGACTTAAAGTTGTACCTGCTGTAAACCAGTTATTAATACCTTCAGTTGTTTTAATTGAACCGTCTTTATGCTTCCAGGTGACTACATAAGCATCTACTTCTGGACCATTAACAGCCTTAGTTACAGAAACATCTATAATTTCAGAAACAACAGGTGGACCATTGTTTGCATTGAGAGCGTCTCTTCCAGTACCCGCAACACCACAAGCAAGTATGTCTCCAATATTAGGTGCAGGAGTAATCAGACATTCATTCCTTACAACATCTCCATATATTCCTGGTTTTAATTTATAGCACCCTTTAATATATTCATTCATCGTTAAACAATTCCTGACGAATCAAGTTGACTGCATAATCATCAACTTTGTTGTCAGAACGTTTGGCATAAGCAGTAAGCAAATCAATTACAAGGTTTTTAACTGCATCAGAAGTGAGAAAAGCAAAAATAATTGGACGGATAAGGTTAATCATTTGAAGATAATTTTGTCGAGTTTGTTTTCAATACGAACCATATGGGTTTCCACTCTTTCAAGAACTTGGGAAAACTCTTGTTTAGTTAGATAGTCTTCTGCAACCCTTAGTTCAACGCCATCTACACGGCGATCTAACTCATGAACCCGTGAGTGGATACGGGTTATGAGCACACTGAAGCCAGTAGCCATAGCTACGGCAATGGGGACAACAGTTTCCAACATGATGTCTATACAGTGCCAGGTAGAGAAGTTGCTTCTAATTCTGTTCTAATGTTATTAACAACAATCTGTTCAGGCATGGCACTGTTAGTAGTATTTCCCTGAGGATTATTCCCTGCCGATACTGTAGTCTTAAAGAAATTTGTACCGTATGGATTACTCATTCCGTCAGTCTCCTGAATCATCATATTATTAGAGATAGTCGCTGATGTATTAAATTCAAGTCTTACTGCTACAGCATCTGGCTTACCTAAATCCATAGTAGGAGGTGTAACGCTAGTATCCTGTTTAGGACAGCCAATGTTATAGAAAGAATTATTGGAGACAATCAAACCTTTAACATTTTCCGACAGAATATTAATAGCACTGTCAGTAAAATAAGAGAAATTGTTATTAGTAATTACTAGACCACGAATAACTGGATCTCTACCGTTTGGATTATTTGGTGGTGCTCCAGTTTCATTAGGCTGACTGTGGATTTGAATGGTAATCGCATGATCACAGCGTTTTAGTACTGTGCCATTAGGCTGTGCAAATGTATTGCAATCAGTGTGCAAATATGTATCGTCATTACCATAGAAGGAATTACCAGTAATGATGTTGCCATCAAACCTACCGTCTACAAAAGTAATATATGAACCGTTGCTAGTTTGGTTGCCGAATGAATTATTGCTAATGACGCAATTCTTCAAACCACCGCCAACGCCATTGCTATAAACATTACCGTTATCAACATTTCCTCCAGTAGGTCCGGTGCTATCAACCTCAAGAAGTTGACCGCCAATATCAGACAAACAACCATCAATAATCATTCCAGTACACTGAAACTTTCCAAACATCCGAATGCAATGAGCTTTTTTATTCATATGGAAAGTACAGCCTAGAATTTGCATTCTTCGCCAGCCATAAATACCACCTTGCATCTCATTACTTACACTATCGTTGATATTGCAAAGTTGTGAATCAGAAGGGTTGTTACTACCTAAACGAAAAGTTGCTAAATCGTGTCCAGCTCTATTGGGAAAAGTAAGAACAATACCAGTGTAGTTACTATTGAATGTGCAATTACTGAAGTATCCGTTTCTTCCAATGTATTTTAAAATACCGTTTCTTTTGCCGCCTTTACCTTTACTAGCAAATCCACAATTTATGAATTTAGTATCCATGTCAGCTGAGTCTTGCTGTTTTTGTTGATCGTAACCAAACTCATCTAATGGATTTGAATCGAGATGCTCTTGAGTGTTAAACCTATAGCCATTATTGTCGTAAGCTCTGAAAGCTAAGACGGTACTATAATCACCATTTGTTTGATCTTCTTCGCCTGCAATAACATCACTATCACCGTCATATTCATTTGCAGAACCGTCAGAAGCTCTTCCAGATTGATGTCCTACAAAAGAAATTCCGGTTACATTACCTTTGTTAGCAAGGCAGAATTGACCTGCTGCTGTTGATCCATCTGAAGTAAGCGAGGTAGCAGGCATCCTCCACAGAACAATTTTGCCACTACCACTAACATCTTCAACACGTTCCTCCATTTTAAATGTAGTAACACCAATACCCTCACCTACAAGAGTTACAACTTCTGTTCTCATAACCGGATCGAGCAGCAAGTACTCACCAGCAGGAAAGATAAGAGTTCTAATTGGACCATTAGTAAGAACTACTGATGGATCGACAAAATTAGAATCTGTAGATGATGTAGGTAAGGTTGTGGTAGATGAATTAACAGGCGGACGAATAGGATTATTCTGCATTGCTCTGTTAAAAGCAGTAGACCAATTATCTCTTGTATAAGCTTGAGCTACTGTATAGTTAGATTCGTAAGCAGCATCACCAATATTCCATGTTTCTGTTGTAGTACCACCAAACAATGGATCAAGAATACTATAAACGCCTACAGCAAATTCTTCTTCATTAGGTTCAATCCTGAATACACGTTGTACTTGACTGCCACTATTACTTATGTAACCATCTTTAACCCAAATACCTTCATTATTTGATGTCTCTAGAGTCAGCCTTTCATCATCTTTAACGCTGATTCTACCTTCAAAGTTACCGTCATTTGAACTATTAAAAACAATCCTAGGACCAATACTTGTAGTTTCGTCTTTTAGATTAATACTACCAGGTTGTACGTTAATAAGTTTTTGGAGACCACTTCCAGTCCTTGTTATTTCAAAGGAATCAATGTTGTCACCAGCATCATTAGCTGTGTTGCCGGCATTTAAAACTTCTTGAAGAGTAGAGTCTCCTAGACGTCTATTAGTATTACCTTTCCAAACAATTTCATTAGCATCATTGAATGCTACGACAGTGTATAACGTACTGTTAGAAGTGGAATACCATTGATCGTTAATAATCAGTGCTCCACCACCAGCAATACCAGCCTCTGTTCTATCTGCAGGAAAATTAATACTCATTATTTAACATCCTGAGCCTCATCAGTATTCCAAGGAATACCAGCTCCTACTGTTGGAGTCTTCTTTTCTGCAAGCTGGTTGTCCAGTTCATTACAAATTTCAGTGACTTTCTCTTCACCACCAATAGCAGCTTGTACCCAAGCAATGGCATTCTCTTCAGTTACGCTGTCGTAAGGAATCATTGTTTCAGGATCAGCAGGCTCAAGAGCAACTGAACCATATGCACCTACGGAATACGTTCCCTCTGCATCAGTAGCATCCACTGTGTAATGCAAAACTCTGATCTCGCCGGTAGCAAGGGTGCGATCACATTGACCGACTTTCCATGTATAAGTGTTAGACATAATTAAAATAGTAATTGTTTAAATAAAAAAAAACCCCGCGTTAGCACGGGGCGGTTTACTGTCAACCAGCCTCAAGAGCTGCGACTTTGGCTTCTAGGGTTTCAACTTTATCAATTAATCCTTTTATTGCTGCAGAAAGAACAGGAGTCAACTTTCCATAATCCATCATTTGTGCATCAATGCTTCCATCATCATTGACTGCATCTTTTTCACCAGTAACAGCTGCTAATACACCTGCTTCCTTGACTTCATGTGCAATAAAACCATCAACTGTGTTAATTTCTCCTGTTTGGATTCTATTATCAATCCAATTATAATAACTTGGCTTTAATTTTTTGCATACATCAATGCCTTGAGTGCCAGTAATTTCAACAATATTTTCTTTCAATCTATAGTCAGAACTGCCAGCATAAGTAACATCGGAACCGGAGCTTCCAGATATTGAACCTTTTACAGAACCTTGCTGCAGAAAACGACAGTGGTAATGAGTACCACCAGCGTTATAATTGGTCATTATTGTCCAATCTGGAGAATTGGTTTCAAAGAATGCCAATGCGTCATTAGCTTGTTGAGCACCACTTGTATTAATGACTTGGAATTCACCAGCATGAGCAACACCTAATTCATCTCCTATATCTACCCTTCCATTGGAGTTGATTCGCATCCGCTCCTCGATTGAACCATTAGTGGGCATTGTCAAGAACTGAAGACTGGCTCCAGGTACTCCACCACTAGATGCCAATTGTGCTTGAATTCTTGCTCTTTGTGATGCAAATTGCAGCTTGGTATATCCGCCATAGCTACTATCTCCGTGTATTATTACATCGCCCAAACTATTGATTCGCATCCGCTCGTCGCCACTGGTGCCTGTATGGAAAGTAAGATAACCAGCGTCAAATTTTAACAGAGCATCTGAATTAGTTGATCGATAATTTTGCAGAATAGTAGTCGTTGTTGCGCCAGAGTTGCTGTAACTAAGAGTTAAGCCAGTTCCACCAGCATTATTACCACCAACTCGAATTGCACCATTGTCACCATTATCTGCGACCTGAAGCAATGTGCCTGGATCTGAGTTTCCAATCCCAACATTTCCCGTGTTGGTGATTGTCATCCGCGTAAGTGCTGAGCCAGCTCCAGTTCCAACTATAAATTGGTTTGATCTAAATGTTAAATCCTTGTAAGCTACACCAGGTTGGACTGCTTGAAATATTGCACCACTTGCATTTTCGTAACTATGCAAATTGCCAGTAAATTTAGTATCACCCGAGCTG